TGGTTGAGGTAGTTGCTCCAGTCAAAACTATGACATTCCCAGAAGAAACAGCACCATTTACCGTTAGTGTATCAGTAGGGTACAAGGTTGGGCCAGCGCCAGCTTCATGTTTAACTATATTTTGAGATTGGAAAATATCAAAATATGATAAATGACCAATAGCTGATTGTCTAACTATTTCTTCATTAAATACTGGTGTAAAATTATTAAGCAGCGCTGTTTTTAATGCAGAACCATCTCGGACTGTCATAGCCATATAAGCGTCAGATGAGATATTGACGCCTTGCTCAAGCAATTTCGCACCAGCAGTATCAACCGTACCAAATGCATTAATAGGAGTGCCAGCAGTTCCAGTGAAAAAATTCAATTGAACTTCAGCAGCTGCGCAAATATCACGCTCCATTCTAGTCACTATATTTTGTATAGCCGGTTGAATAAACATCCGTGAAAAATCTTCTATTCTTAAAGATAAATCTTGAATAGTATAAGTAATCAAAGCGTGATATTGATGCGCTACAGTGATTGACTCTACGGTTTCTATAATGCTTTGAGGTGTCGCGGTTGAACCATCACCAACTATAAAATTATTTTGTCTTCGAACTTGTAAAGTATCACCAATTTTATAACCCGAATTTTTAAAATCATCTTGATAAATTCTAGACCCCGTCATAACAAAAGGGGAATTATTTGCAAACATCGCAAGTGCAGTATTACTAACAAGTTGTGTATCAATATATTGATTAGGCATCTTTTAATCTCCAATAAAGTAAATTATCAATACCTATCAACAATCATTACACAATAGTAATAATTATTTCCAAGTATTGCTTTTCATGCGATTACGAATTTCGGAAATTGGAGTATCTTTATTAACACTTCTTGAAGTATTAACACTAGGGTTATGCTTAACCTGACCTAATGATTTAGACTCAAATGAAGAGTTCTTAATATCGTCGCCACGGTGCAAGGCATGAGATAATTTAATCATCTCCCTAGCCTGATCAACTGGATGTAATCGCAATACTCGCTCTAGTTGCTCAGGGTTTTTACCCAATTTATAAAGCACTTCACCGGCGCTACCAGCGCCTTCTTTTGGCAATAATAGTGCAGCATCACGCATTGCATTAGTAAATGTATTCTTATCTGTCATGACTAAATCATGAAAATCATGATATTTGTCTGACATTTCGTTAAGATGATCAACTAATTCGCCATGTTGCCGTTGAGCATGTTGCAATTTTTGAGCTTCCTGAACTTCTCTAGCTTGTCTTTCTTCGGCTTCTTTTTTCCGAACATAATCCATAACTCTAGTATGATCATCAAGATTTTGTGTTTCTTCAGAACTATAAGAATTCTGAGATTGCGGAGCATAAAGTTGACTTTGTACTTGCTCTAATTGAGCTTGCATTTTTCGCATTTCCCTCTGATGTTTTCGCTCTTGTCGTCCAAGCCTATCTTTGACGCCTTTAGGCAAATCATCATGCTCAGATTCTCCTGACTCATGATTGACATCATTAGGTTCTCCTGCATTACCCATTACTTCTTGATTAATTTCTTGATTATCCACTTGCTCATCACTCATATATTGCTCCACTTGGCTATTATTTATTTGCCCCAGAGATATCTAGTATTCTAGATTTAAGATGCCGTCCTCTGTATAACGCCAGTAATTAATTATAATTACTGTAAATTTATTTTATCACATTTTTTACATCATGCAAGATATTGTTATTTATGAGCATCGGCAACTATTTTTGCTATTTCTGTAACAAAATCCATGTTAGATTTTTCGCCTTCTGCACTCATTTTATCTCTTTCTATATTCATTTTTTCTTTCATTTCATGAGCTCTCATCATAAGTTCAGCTTCTTCTAGTTCATGGCGTTTTTTACTAAGCTTTAAATTTTCAGCTCTTTCCGCTAATTGTTGAGCGTCTAATTGCATTTTTTGTTGAGCCATTTGTTGCTGCATAGCCATCATTTGATCTTGAGGAGATGGTTGCTTTGGAGGTGGTTCTCTACCTTCTTCTTTGGCTAATACCTCAGGAGGTACGAGAGTCTTAAATCGCTCCGTGATCTGTTCCATAAATTGAACATCGAGATTTTTAGCCCAAAGATCAGCAATAAGAGGAAATGCCTGAGGAAATGCCTGTAGTGTTTGCTGTAAGAATTCTAGGGCTATTTCCTTTTGTACCGCAAAAGATGCGCCAGTATCAATCTCAACATCAAAATCGCCTTTTTGTATACGGTTAAGTATCTTATTGTCTTTGCGTTCGTTAAGAAGAATTGATTCATTTTTACCATTTTTACGAGATACTGACATATGCCTTTCATCATCACCTACAATATAAGGTAATACATCATTAACAATTCTACCGCCCTGCGCCATGGCTTGATTAAGATTATCGAAAAATACATAAGAAGCCATTGAACCTTCTAATTTACGCTCACGTCTAGCCCTGCCCGAGATATCAGCTTGTGGTTGCTCATTTTCTGAGAATCCGATAACTTCTCTCATATCTTGTGTAGCTGATTGGGATGTCATGAATAATCCTTGACTGACATCCCAAGCGGGCATCTTCATTGGCATAGCGCCAGTTTTAGGGTCGGGTCTTGCCATCAAGATACCATTCTGTGTTTCAGGATTACGCCATTGTTGCTCATATCCGATAATATTATCCGGTGTTCCTATCCATTGTTCACGTCGTCGATTCTTTAGCTCTGCAGCCGTCTCCGATCTAGCATAATTAAGCAGCTTTTGAGAATCTCTAGCATCATGGACAAATGATTTAGTGTATTGCCTACCTTCAATGTAATAACTATCCCCGTCAACATATATGATCGGCAACTGTTTAGACGGCCATTCAGAGAAATCCACTATCTTATCTCTAATCATGCGATATTGCATGATTTTATAATCTTGTGTTTGTCTTTTTCCGACTATTTTAGGTATTTCTTTAGTTATTATTTCACCGCTAACACTATCTTTTACGAATTCTTTTAAGTCTTCGAAATGTTTTTCGCGCTCTTTCCATTCCTCTTCAGTAACTGTAGTACCATCTGATAATTTATATATTATTAATGGATACCATTCTTTTACGAATTCATCACATAAACATATCGTGTCTTTAATTGTCCATTGCAAATCCAAAAGCATATAAGGATCAATAAAAGAAACCGGATTTTCAATATAAGGATAAGTAGCAAAGAATTGATCTCGAGTTAAGAAATAACGCCTAGATGCATAATTTCCATCGCCTTTATGTGGCATAAGAGCAACCGGATCCCACGCACATAAAGTAGGGTCAGTTATCAAATCATACTTAATAATACGATTAAAGCTTCTAGGACTTTCATAATCCAAAGAAACCTGAAATGCTCCAAATCCCATTAAGAGAGCGCTTTTAAAAGCAGTCTGATAAATTAAATCATTTTGAGAATGATAACTTATGGCTCTTATTAAATCTGCGCGTAGATTAAGCTCTTCTTGATCAGCTTTACCGTTTAATGACCTAACAATCAAATCAGGTTTATTCTTGCGCTGCTCTCCAATATTCTTTTTTACTGGATCATACAATTTATTAACAGTTAATGCTGGCTTAAATAATCTAGTAAATTCAGAGCGCTCTACTGCTGTCCATTGGTCTCTCAATGTAAAATTTATATCATCTTTACCGCGAGTAATGTTTTCATTAAAATAGCTAGTCCATACATTGAGATTGGTTTTTGCACGACTTAACACTTCCTCTTCGTTAATTCCCGCTTCATCAAGCATAGAGATGCGTCTTTCTTCCATTTCATTGCGATCTTCTACGGGAACTTTTTCATTAACATCGTCTTCTTTGCGTTGCATTAAAATGCCTTACTAAATTATTAATTAACAGCCCATTCAACGATTTGCCAGTCATCTGCTAAAAAATCAAAAAATATAGGCTCCCAATTACCAGCTTTAATTGAGGGCTCTTTTTGTATTTCCCAAGGATTACTAATATCTGGTAATAAAATAAGATATTTTTTATGAAACCACATTCTACGAGCTACTAATTTACCTTGCTTTAATTCAACCAACGCTTCACTAAAAATCATATTATTCTCCTCAAAACCATGCCATAACTGGATTATACATATCAATTATAGCACGAGGAGCTTTCTCGGATAAGATACGATCAGCTGCAAATTCCATAAAAACATATTGTTCAGCATCAGCAGAATGCGATGACATATTTTTATGCGGGACTTCTCTATATCTTTCTTCTCCAGAAACGCTTAGCCTTTTAAAACAATAATCTTTGACTTTACCACGCCTTAAAATTGGACAGCCTTCTCTTGACAATTGATAAGCAGGCTTACCATCTATATTGGTATTAAGATAGTAACGCACCGCCCCAATTCGCGACTCCAGATCATTAGTTCGTGCTGGTCTAGTCTCTATACCTAATGAATTCAATTCACCAATACAACTTAATTCTTCCATTATTGTATCACCTGCCATGCCAGAAGGGTCAGCTACGGAAATACCAATCTTATTATAAGGGAAATCCCTTTGTAGGCTAGGTAAAACTATATTTTTTGCAAAAGTACGAATACCCATATCTTCGGCAGTATATTCCTTGAGAACTCTTATTTGTCCACGTGGAGTGATTTGTATAACTACACATGCAGGAGTTAAGCCAAAATCCCAGCCTAAATGTAAGGGCTCGCCTTGTATTGCTGCAATACTGGCAACACTATGAAGATCATCATTATATTCGGGATAGACCTTTTTACCAAAACCAACACTTCCATATTCCCCAAGACAATATACTTTAACGAAGTCTTCAGTCTGACCTTCAGCTAACTTCATATAATAATCATGAGCAAGATTAGGTGAATTATCACAATTAGGATTTTGATACCAATTATTATCAGAATCTCTCAAAAGCCCCGGAGGCTGGCGAAAAATCCTATAACTATCCAACGCTTTAACTTCAAAATCTTTATAGATCCAATGATCTACATCTGGTGGATTGGTGTCTGCTATAATACCAGACCAATATGGCTTATCACAAAAAGCCCTAGAAGGATAGCGATGATTAACGCGCCCTTTGAAATGTGCGAGCGCACCCTGCGGAACCTCGGATAATTCATTAATATAAGCCCCCGTAACTTCTAATGATTTTATTTTGCGCAAATCCTCTTCGCGATCTAACGCAATGAATATTAATTCTAATTCTACAACGCCATTACCATCATTAAATGTGTGCTCGTATGTTAATAAAGGTTTCTGACGCTTCTTAATATCACCCAAGTCTGCAAACCATGTAAGCCACGTCTGTAATGTCGTAGAATATAATTCTCCTGATGTATTCCTAACTATTGCCCATCTTGCTTTACGCCTTCCATTTGACCAATAGGGCATAGAACAAGCATGCTGCACAATAAAGTTAATACACATTGTGCTCTTACCGCTTCCATACGCACCCATTACAAGATTAACAAAATGATCAGATTTATGAAACTCAATCCCAGTAGGCGTAGGAATATAAATCTTAGGATTGGGAACAGAATATATAACAGTTTCGCTTCCTCTGAAACTGATATGTTGGTGTTGCTGCATCGTACGCTTTTGAATTAAAGCATTTAATCGATTAGTACAATTAGCAACTGATCGCATTATTTTCTTTCACATTCATAAAGATTTGGTGCTTTCACAAACTTTTGAGTGTATCTGATATCGTTAGCAATACCATTCTTCAATTCAAGAGCTTGGGCTTCTTGTTTTTGTTCACTTTCTTTGTTATTAATCATTTCCTTAATCCTCTTAGAGTTTTAGCTAGATTAGCTTGTTTAGCTAATTTAGGATTTGATGATTTAGCTGCCTTATCTAATTTCTTCTCAGGAATCTTCTCACCTTTCTTAATACGTAACTCTTTACGCAATTTACCTTTATTTTCAGGCTTAATAGCCTCTTGAATCCATTTTTTACCTTCAGCCATATCATGATCCTATTTCTTCTTGTGATGTTCTTTTTTCTTTTCTTTCTTCTCAGGTTTTTCTTTCTTCATTTTTGAATCTCCTTTGGTTGATTTTCGCTTAATAGAATAGGCAGCTGCTACAGCTTGATTTTGTGGATGACCAGCCTTTATCATTTCTGATACATTTTCGTTAAATGCTTCTTTTGATTTAGATTTAATTAATGGCATTGTAAAATCCTAATAAGCCCTATTAGCCCTAACATCTTCTTTAACCTTAACCAAATCTTCTTTGCTAATATCTACGCTCTGACCTTGTTCTTCAAGCTCAGTAATTCTTCTTTCGATCTCAATAAGAGCAGCACTTGAACTATAGTACTTCTGCCATCTCCTCTCGAGCATCCAAGCATTTGCCTGCCATTTATCTGCTTTGTTTTCAATTTCATTGATATGTCTTTTCAGAACATTAAACTCTATATTCTTAACATCAACTGCAAATCTAGCATAATTAGTATCAAGATTGTCAGCCAATTCCTTCCTACCCCGAGCCAACCATTCAAATAAAGTTCTAGCTGCTACGCCATTTTTCTCTGCAACAATCGCGTAAGGTATACTAGTCTTCATATCCTCCAATATTGCATTGATTCTCTCTTTAACAAATTTGGTTTCTTGCATCTCAATAATTCCAATTATTAATCATTAATTAATATTATACACATTTTTATAGGCTGAGGCATATATCTTTTTTAAAGTCAATATATCTTTCTCATTAATTGAATCTTTTAGAAAGAAAACAAATATCTTCTATGATTCTACCTATTGCCTGTATATCTTTATCGTTGATTTTCTTCAGCTTATCTGCGGTGTCCTTGCAATCATCAGCAACTTTTGCTTTGAAATCCCCACTATGAGCTTCGCCAACAATTCTAGCCACTAAAGCAATAGCCAAACCACCTGCTGGACTACCGAATAATGTACCAATAGCTGGTGCATATTCACTTACTTTCTTTGCAATATCATCTATTCCCATGAGAGTCTC